TGCAAATCTTGCTAAAACTTGGATCGAAGGAAAACAAAAAAAAGCACAACTAAAATCACAAGTTGAGTTGACAAAATTAGAAGCGACAAAATCTAAAATTGAACAGGATGGGTCTTGGGAAGACAAAGCTATGTCAGCAAGTGACAATTCGTGGAAAGACGAAGCTTGGACTCTTACCTTCATTGCTATAATTTTTGCCAGCTTTGTACCTGCTCTTCAACCTTACATGCAACAAGGTTTTTTATTCTTAAAAAACGATTGTCCTGATTGGATATCGTACGGAATTTTGGCTTCGATAGCAGGATCATTTGGGCTCAAAGGTATTGCCAAAATAAAAAAGTAAGATGCAGAACCTAACAAAAAGTATTATTTGTTATATCGTCTGTGTACCATTAGAGGCAGAAGAGATATGGGCGGGGAATGCAAGATTGTATGATGATAGAAATCAATATCAAGTGACTTGCAGATTAACTAAAGAAAAAAATGTTGAACCTTTTTTTGGTGAGGACAGTGTGAAATGTTTTTATGTGTGCACTGATAAAGAGGAAATGGTCGTCAACACACATAGTGATTATGCTTGTGAAAAACAGATATCTGTACCAAGGGGAGAAAAACGTGACTGGAGAGGAAAAGGAAATATTTATACGCCACAAAAGGCACGATAATAATAAATTTCCAAAAAAAAAGATTAGAGATTATAAATCACCTGTGGTAAAAAACCCTATATTAGTTGAAAAATATGCCAAAGAGAGTTCACAAAAGAGAGATAACCTTCACAAAAAAAACAAAAAGAAGATATAAACAAGTTGGTAAAACACATAGAAAAAAACTTGGACCGAAACATCATTTAAGACATGCTTGATATACAGACATTACAAACTATTCGACATTATGTAAAAAAGGAAATAGAGAAGACAAAGGATCATATTTGTTATGGTATAGACAAACTTGAAAACCTACATTATGCTAAGGGTAAGCTCAGTGCTTTAGAAACACTGCTTCAGGATCTAAAAGACCTGCAAAATAGAGAGGATAATGTAGATGACATTGATCAAACCTGAACGTTTTGCTGAAGACAGCGATGACGTTAAAATTCCAAAAGGATCGAAAGAGACTGAGGAATATCTAAAAATTTTACCCCAACCTGTAGGATATAGACTTTTAGTAAGACCTTACTCTGGTAAGAAAAAAACTAAAGGTGGTATATATTTATCAGAGAAAACACAAGAAACCATTCAAATGACAACTGTAGTTGGTCTAGTCGTGAAGATGGGGGATTTGTGTTATCAAGATAAAACAAAATTTCCAACAGGGCCTTGGTGTAAAGAGGGACAGTTTATTGTTTATGGACGATATGCTGGAGCTCGTTTTAAAACTAAATACGGTGAACACAGAATCTTAAATGATGATGAGATCATCGGAACTATTAACAAACCCGAGGATATCCTCGCATTATTCTAAGGAGTAATTATGCAAGAAGACAATAAAGTTGAACTTGATATTGATGACGTAAAGGAAGAGGATGTTACCATAGATGCGAAACCTGCTGAGGAAAAACCTGAAAAGGTTGATGTTGATTTAGGATACACTGATCCAATAAAAAAGGATACAAAATCAGAAATATCTAAAGAAACAGAACAAAAAGAAACGACAGAAGAAAAGACACAAGACAACTTGCAACAAGTCTCAGACAACGTGCAAAAAAGAATTGATCAGCTCACACGAAAAATGAGAGAAGCTGAACGAAGAGAAAAAGCGGCTCTTGATTATGCAAAGGGTTTACAAAAAAAATACGACACGGCTGAAAAAAAAGTAAATAGCATTGATGATAGCTATTTTAAAGAGTTTGAAGCTCGTGTTGATGCACAAAGAGAACAAGTAAAAAGTGCTTTAAAATCAGCTATTGACAATAATGATACTGATAAAATTATGGAGGCAAACGATAAGCTTACACAATTAGCGGTAGAAAAAGAAAAAGCTAAAATACACAGTGCACAAAAAGAAGAACAAAAGACAAAAGAAACAGAAAAAAAAGAACAACCAGTTCAACAAGCACAACAACCTGTTAGTCAACCAGATCCTGCAAGTCCTAAAGCACAAGAATGGGCTAAAGAAAATGAATGGTTTGGTAAAGATAAGGTCATGACTAATGCTGCATTTGGTATTCATCAGGATTTAGTAGAGCAAGGGTTTGACTCAGAATCAGATGAGTATTACAATGAGATAGACACAAAGATGAGGGATTATTTTCCCCAAAAGTTTGTGAAAGAAAAACAACCCGTTCAAACTGTTGCCTCTGCGGGGCGTAAACAGGAAGGACGCAAGACTGTGAAACTCACTCGTTCACAGGTGGCTATTGCCAAAAAATTAGGAGTGCCACTAGAAGAATACGCAAAACACGTGAAGGAGCAATAAAATGAATGAAAAAATAGAAAGAACCTCACGCGGGTCTCAAGAGAATAAGCCATTAAGGAATAAACCTTGGACTCCTCCATCAAGTCTGGATGCACCCCCTGCACCAAAAGGTACAGTGCACAGGTGGATTAGAACTGAGTTTATGGGACAAGAAGATACAGGTAATGTTTCAAAAAAACTTAGGGAAGGCTGGGAATTTGTAAGAGCTGAGGAAATAAAAAATGAACTTGGCGATCACGATTATCCAGTAATTCAATCTGGTCAATATCAGGGGTTAATCGGGGTTGGCGGCCTTGTGTTGGCAAGGATACCTCAAGAAATTGTTGAGTCACGCAAGCAGTATTTTCAACAAGTTACTGCAGATCAAGTAAAAGCCGTGGATCAAGATATTCTAAGGGAGCAACGACCAGAGATGCCTATTAATGTTAATAGACAATCTCGTGTAACTTTTGGTGGTGGTCGTAAATCATAATTTTTTGATAAAAGCCATCGCTGTAATATTAATGCCTTTAAAGGAGATATTTTATGGCAAATCAAAGTGAAAAGTTTGGTCTAAGACCTTATAAATCGCTAAATGGTGCTCCGTGGAATAACGCTCAGAATAGGTATACTATTGCAGCCAATTATGGAACAGCTATATTTCAAGGTGACTTGGTAGTTCCAGTAGCAGCAGGAAATATCGAACGATATGACGTAACTGCTAGTAGTGGAGCTGTGAAACCAATTGGTGTTTTTAATGGTGTATTTTATACTGATCCAACTACGAAGAAACCAACATTTAGTAACTTTTATCCTGGTAGTATTAATGCTAGTGATATTGTTGCTAATGTAATCGATGATCCTAATACGTTATTTTTAGTCGATTCAGACGAAGCTATGACAAGAGCAGGTCTGTTTATTGGCTACAAAACTACTAACGTAACTGGGAACACAGCAACGGGCATATCCAAAGTGCAACTAGATACCAGCACTGCGGATTCTACGAATGCAATTCCATTGCAGGCAGTAGATATAAGCCAAGATGTTAACAATGAAGACACTACTACAGCAAACACAAATGTTGTGGTAAGAATTCAAAATCACTTTCTGAATCCACCAGCTTCGGCTGCGGATACAGGGGTATAAGGGAGATAAAATATGGCTATTTCAAGATCACAATTGGTCAAAGAGCTAGAGCCTGGTTTAAATGCTCTCTTTGGCTTAGAATATAATAGATACGAAAACGAACATGCTGAAATCTATGTATCAGAAGCATCAGACAGAGCTTTTGAAGAAGAAGTGATGCTAACAGGTTTTGGTAGTGCACCAGTAAAAACTGAAGGTAGTGCGGTTACTTTTGACCAAGCAACTGAATCTTTTACTGCAAGGTACACTCACGAAACTATTGCAATGGCATTCGCTATCACTGAAGAAGCGATTGAAGATAATCTATACGATAGATTAGCTGCTCGTTATACAAGAGCCTTGGCACGTTCCATGGCTAATACTAAACAAGTAAAAGCAGCAAATGTATTAAATAATGCATTTAATTCTAGCTTTGCTGGTGGAGATGGTAAGGAGCTTTGTGCGACTGATCACCCACTTGCAACTGGTGGTACATTCAGAAATGAATTATCAACTGCTGCTGACCTATCTGAAACATCACTAGAGCAGTCACTAATTGACATTGCTGCATTTGTTGATGAAAGAGGATTAAAGATTGCTATGCAAGGTGTGAAACTGATTATTCCAAAAGAACTTCAGTTTACTGCGGATAGAATTCTTAAATCACCGCAAAGAGTAGGTACTGCTGATAATGATATCAACGCTTTGGCTTCTATGGGCATGATCCCACAGGGTTATAGAGTTAATCATTATTTAACAGATACTGATGCTTTCTTCATCATGACAGATGCTCCTAATGGCATGAAAATGTTCGTTAGAAGTCCAATTAAAACTGCGATCGAAGGTGACTTTGATACAGGTAATGTAAGATTTAAAGCAAGAGAAAGATATTCTTTTGGATTCTCAGATCCTAGAGGTATCTTTGGTTCACCAGGAGCCGCTTAAATCTTTTAACATAAAACTAAAGAAGGGGACTTACGAGTCCCCTTTTTTTTTGTATAATATAGACACCAAGATAATATAAACTAGATATAGACTGACTTGGCAGACACCCTAGAGGACTATATCTTTTCAACTAGGAGAAAAAATGGCAGGAGTACATTTTACAGGGCCAATTCTTTTTGCAGGTAAAAACAATGAAAAGAAGTGGTTTGAGAATTTACCAATTGATAAAAACCCAGATTATGTAGTTTATTTTGATGACTTTGATAGAATTGGATTTGATTCTAATACAGGTCACAGATGGACTGTCGTAAAAGATTCAGGTGCATCTGTAGCGATTGCAGCAGATCAACTGAATGGTTTAGTTAATCTTAACTCAACAGCAACTACAGATAATGATGGTGCTTCTATTCAAAAAAATGAAATCTTTCAAGTACAAGCAAACAAAGATCTTTGGTTTGAAACTAAAGTTAGAACATCTGATGTAACTGACACTGATTTATGTTTTGGTTTTACAATTAATTTTGCAACAAATCCAGAAAACATGTTAGCTGCAACTGATCGTATTGTTTTTCAAAAAGATGATGGAGATGCATCAATTCTATGTAAAACAGAAAAAGATGGTACAGAAACATCAACAGATTCAGGTATTGACATGGAAAACGATACTGATGTTACATTAAGCATTCGTTGTCAAAGCACGGGTAAAGTTGATTTTTTTGTAAATAGAAAATTAGTTGCAACACATACAGATAATATTCCAAGTGATGAAATTTTAACAATAGCGGCAATGTCTTTATCAGGTAATGCTACTGGCACTAAAGTTACATCAATTGATTATATGTTTGCTGCATCTGATAGATAGGAGTAAATTATGAACTCTGATGTAGGTGCAAAAACTTTAACATCAACAGGCACAATTCAGTCTGGCAGAACTAGATTATTGTCTATTTACTATGTTGGTCATGCTAGTGCAGGAACTCTAACGTTCAAAGATGGCGGGGCAAGTGGTACACAAAAACTTGTGATTACGACTCCAGCTAGTAGTGCGGCAGATCAATATCAAGTAGATATACCTTTGGATGGTATTGTGTTTAAAACAGACATGCATTTAACAATATCAAATGTTACATCTGTTACTGTTTTTGTTACACCAGTGACTGCTGATACTGACAATGGATAGTTATTACGAAGACCTTGATTTGTTTGGTTTAGCTAAGGGCGGAATGCCTAAGCGTAATAAAAAAAATTTTAGACCAACCAAATCAGGGGCGGGTATGACTGCTGCAGGTGTAAAAGCTTACAGACGAATGAACCCTGGTTCAAAGTTAAAAACAGCAGTAACAGGTAAAGTTAAAAAAGGTAGCAAAGCGGCTAAACGTAGAAAGTCATTTTGCGCTAGAAGTGCAGGACAAGCTAAGATGCACAATATTAATTGTAAAAAAACGCCAAACAAAAGAATTTGTCAGGCTAGAAGGAGATGGAAATGTTAGAAAAATGGGAAATGATTAAAAACTTGTATTCAACTAACAAAGATAGTATAGTAATTGGATTATGCGTATTGTTACTCCTATCTTGGATGTTTTAGTTTTTGCACTACTTAGTGTTGGGACTATTTTCTTTATTTCAATATGGGGTCTTTGGATGCTTTTTAGTTTACCAATAGATATATTTTACGATGCAATTATCAAAAAATTTTTCTCTTAACGAATTAATTAAATCACAGACAGCAATGCGACTTGGTATTAATAATGTTCCAAGCTCACAAGAAATTTTTAATTTAAAAAATCTTTGTGAAAATATTTTGCAAAGGGTTAGAGATAGGTTTAAAGAACCTGTCATAATTAACTCAGGTTATAGATCAGTTAAATTATGTAAAGCGATTGGTAGTACAGGTAAATCTCAACATGCAAAAGGTCAGGCAGCAGATATAGAAGTTATGAATATAGACAACAAAGTTGTAGCTGAATGGATAAAAAATAATCTTAATTACGATCAATTAATATTAGAATTTTATAAAGAATCTGAAGGTCCCCGAAGTGGGTGGATTCACGTTTCTTATGTGAGTGATAACCCAAGAAAACAAGCCTTACTAGCAGATAAAGATAAAAACAATAAAACGAGGTACATGCCATGGTTATGAGTAGAAGTCAAATGCGTCAACAAGTTACAAAAGGTCCTCAAAAACGTAAGTTTGCAAAGACTAGAAAGAAGAAAAGAAAGGTGGTAACATAATGAAAGAAGGTATTATTAATGCTTTAGTAAAAAGTTATGAAGCGCAAATAGAAAGGGCGGCTGCTACAATTATGATTTATTTAACTCACTCTGTTGGTATAGGTGAGCACCCAAACATAATTGATGAAGTTGATAAACAAGTTGATATTATTTGTGCTAATGAACACAAAATAAAAATTATAAGGAGTTTTAAATGACCAAATTATGTCCCAGAGGTAAGGCTGCCGCAAAAAGAAAATTTAAGGTATACCCAAGTGCATATGCAAATGCGTATGCATCAAAGATTTGTGCAGGTAAAATAAAAGACCCAAGTGGTGTTAAAAGAAAAGATTTCAAAGGTCCTAAACCAGCCTCTGCTAAAAAGGGTAAATTTATGAATGAAATAGAAATAGAGAGAGCAATGAGAGAAACATTAAAAAGGAATCGAAGAAGACATCATAATAGGCTTATGGATAAACTTCAGGCTGAAATAGAACAAGCAAAGATAAATGAACAGAAATTTTTGCGAGGGTTTGGTGAAGAAGAAGGAGTCGCTTCACTTGTTGGCAAAGGTGCGAAAAAACTTAAAAATCCTGAGGGATTTAATGTTGGTGGTCACAGTGTCATGGGTTCACCAGTATCTGTTGATGTTGATGGTGATACATTAAGTAACCCTTCTGCATCTGCTTACTACAAAGATTTATTAAAATAATGGCTAAGAGTGGTTTAAAAAAATGGTTTTCTGAAAAGTGGGTAGACATTGGCTCAAAGAAAAAAGATGGATCTTATGCTAAATGTGGACGTAGTAAACTCAAAGCTGACAAGAAAAGAAAATATCCTAAATGTGTGCCACTAGCTAAAGCACGTAGAATGTCGGAATCGCAAAGACGAAGTGCGGTAAAACGTAAAAGAGCAAAAGCTCAAGGAGTGGGTGGCAAACCTACAAATGTAAAAACCTTTGCAAGCAAAGGGATGTTGATAGAAAGTTATTATAAAGGTATACTGTAGCTATGAAAAAAGAATTAAAAAATCCTAAAAAAGCTGATTTAAATAAGGATGGTCAATTATCTGGTTACGAGAAAAAAAGAGGTATGGCTATTGAAGAGGCTATGGGTGTTAAAATGGGTTCTTTAATTATGGCATCAAATGGTGAACTTATACCTTATAGAGAATTC